ACTTTGCTGAATATCTTCAAGAGATCCCTGAAAACGCTTTACATCAAGATATTATTATTAATAAGAATGTACCTGACGAACCATATTATAATTTCATCAAGACAAAAACAAATCGTGATGTTCGAGAAATTATGATTGAAGAAGGTGTTAAGACAACTCTGAATTATGTAAACAAAAAAGGTTGGATGAAAGAAGCTAACGAATGGTTCCACAAGACAGGCAACGAAAAAGGTATTAAGTATTCAGATCATGCAATGATGAAGTATGCAGATGGTAAAGGTGTATGGGATGGATCAGTACATGTCTTTGGCGAATATATGAATGCAGTGATTGGTCGTAATATGGTTGATACAATGCATCCTATTGAAGAAAGATCATTAACAATTCGAGAAGCTTTACATATGATGGGATTCCCTGAAGATTTTGAGTTACTTGATGGATTAAAGAAAATGAATCATATTGCTCAGAACTGTCCTGTACCAACATCGAGAGATATGCATTTAGAAATTGGTAAGTTTCTAACAGGTGAACTAAAGGAATCTGAAACAACTTATTTAAGACAGAACAACTTAAAACAACTAATGGAGTTTGATCCTAATGGAACTGATACAACTCCAAACCTTGAAGAATTCTTTGCATAAAACTATTGACATGACTGATAAAGTTTGTTATAATAGTATATTAAAGAATAGGAATGACTATGAGAAATGATTTAATTATCGACTTCGAAACAATGGGACAAGATGTTCACAACTGTGCTGTGATTGATATGTCAGTCATGGTATTTCAATGGGATAAGTTTACATCAGATGATCCTTATAATTTAAGCGATGTATTCAAGGCAAAGAAATTTAAATTGGATGTAGCAGAGCAAGTAAAGAACTACAATTGGGTAGTCGATAAAGGTACTCTTGACTTTTGGTCTAAACAAGATTCAGAAGTAAGAAAGAATATTACTCCAAAGAGTTCAGACTTATCTGTTGAAGACTTTGTGAAACAGTTTACAGATTTTTTAATTGACGGACCAAAGATCAACTTTTGGTGGTCAAGATCTAATTCTTTTGATCCTGTTATTCTCGAAAGATTATTTAAGTCTCAAGGTAAAGTAGGACACTTACAATCTCACTTAAAGCATTGGACAGTTAGAGACACAAGAACTTTTATTGATGCAAAGTTTGATTTTGGTTTAAAGAAGAACGGATTCCCTCCTTGTGCAAACGAAGACAAATGGGATTCAGTATTTAAAGCACACGATTCTGCATGGGACATATTGGCTGATGTAATGAGATTACAGTCAATTACTAGAGCTGAAAATGATATGGAGCAAATTACAGTATGAAGCTAGAAGTAAAAACAGAAGAACTACAAAAACAAAGACTGTTTATTGGTACACCTATGTATGGTGGTCAATGCACTGGCTTATATACTAAATCTACAAATGATTTGAGTATGCTTTGTTCTTCACATAAAATACCAATGAAGTATTACTTTCTATTTAATGAGAGTTTAGTACAAAGAGCAAGAAACTATATCGTTGACGAATTTCTTCGTTCTGACTGTACTCACTTATTGTTTATTGATGCTGACATTGGATTTGATCCAAGAGACGCGTTAGCATTGCTTGCATTACAAATTTCAGATCCAGAAAAGTATGATATTATTTGTGGACCATATCCTAAGAAAACAATTGCTTGGGAAAAGGTAGCCAATGCTGCACAGCAAGGTGTAGGCAAAGAGAATCCATTTGATTTGGAAAAATTTACATCAGATTTTGTTTTTAATCCAGTAGGAGATATAAAACAATTTAAACTCGCAGAACCAGTACAAGTTGCCGAAGGCGGAACTGGGTTTATGTTAATAACAAGAGCAGCATTAGAAAAATATCGAGATGCTTATCCTGAACTTGCATATAAACCTGATCACGTTAGAACAGAGCAATTTGATGGTACTCGAGACATACATGCTTTCTTTGATTGTGTTATTGACCCAGAGTCAAGAAGGTATTTGTCTGAAGATTACTTCTTCTGTAGAATGGCTCGTAAAGCCGATATCTCAGTATGGATGTGTCCTTGGATGAAACTTAATCATGTTGGTTCTTATATTTTTAAGGGTGACATGGGGTCTCTTGGTCAATTAGGTGTTACGGCTACTGCAGATGACAAGTCTAATAAAAAAGCTTATAATCCTATTGACAAATCTAAATAACTGTTGTATAATATACAACAATAAAAACTAATGGAGAAACTTATATAATGAAATTTTCTAACGAAACCTTGACTGTCTTAAAAAGCTTTACCGCTATCAATAAGTCAATCTTATTGGCCGCAGGTTCTGTAATAAAGACTATCACTCCAGAGAAGACACTAATTGCGATCGCAAATATACAGCAGGAAATCCCTTCTGATGCATGTATTTATGATCTATCAAGATTTTTGTCTATTTTATCTCTGTATAACGATCCAGATGTAGAGTTTTTTGATAAATACTTTATTATCTCGGAAGGTAAAAGACGTACCAAGTATGTTTTTGCCGATCTGTCAATGATACACACTCCACCAGAAAAGGATATCACTATTCCTTCTGCTGACGTAGAAGTATCGGTGACGGCAGATACGTTGTCTTCTGTATTGAAGGCAGCAGGGGTATTACAATTTTCAGAGATTGCATTTGTAGGCGAAGGCGGCAAATGTTATCTGAAAGCAATCGACAGTGCCAACGACAACGCAGATGACTTTGGCGTTGAAATTGGGGAAACTGCCGATGAGTTCAGGATTATCATTAAAACTGATAACTTGAAACTGATGCCAATAGATTATGAGGTTACGCTTTGTTCAAAAGGTATCTCACAATTTAAAGGCGAAGGTGTCACGTATTACGTGGCTATTGATTCAAAGTCGACTTATAATAAAAGGTGATTAATATGAATGAAGTATCACAGCTTGGCCAGCAAGGTCAAGAAGAAAAAGAGGTAGTTATCAATCTTGGTGATCTATCCACACTATTGCAGATTATTGACGTAGTCTCTCAGCGTGGTGGATTCCAAGGACAGGAGATGGCTGGTGTTGGAATGTTAAGAAATAAACTCGAAACGTTCCTAAGACAAAAAGGTCCTAAGCAACCCGAAGGTATGGGTGAACAGGAAGTTGGCGTCGACACATCAACTAATCCGGATGCTCCTTTAGCTGATAAAGTTATCTAAAGATAACCATTTCTCGAGAAGTGGGGAAACTGTAAAAGGGGACCCCGCATTTTGACTCGAATTTTTTATATTATGTTTATGGTGAATTATGATTGATGCAAAATCAAACGAAGTCTTATGGGTTGAGAAGTACCGTCCACAAATCGTTGATGATACAATTCTACCAAACAAGACAAAAGAAACATTCCGTAAGTTCGTATCAGACGGCAGTGTTCCAAATCTATTATTAACAGGCGGTCCTGGTGTAGGTAAAACTACAATTGCCAAGGCAATGCTTGAAGAACTTGGTTGCGATTATATCGTAAAGAACGGTTCTCTTAATGTTAATATTGATACCCTCCGATACGATATCTCTACATTTGCTTCCGCAGTATCTCTAACAGGTACAGGTCGTAAGTATGTAATCTTTGATGAAGCAGATTATTTGAACGCAGCTAATGTCCAACCAGCATTACGTAACTTTATTGAAGAGTATAGTGCAAACTGTGGCTTTATCTTTACTTGTAATTTCAAGAATCGTATTATCAGTCCATTACGTTCAAGGTTATCAGAAGTAGACTTTACTATTGATACAAATGACCGTCCTCAAATGGCAATGGAGTTCTTTAAAAGAGTTAAGGCAATTCTTGACCAAGAAGAAGTTCAATACGATCCTAAGGTAGTTGCTAAAGTAATTGAGAAACACTTTCCTGATTTCCGTCGTGTATTAACTGAATTACAATCGTATGCTGCTTCTGGCAAAATTGATGAAGGTATCTTTGTTAATTTAAAACAAGAATCTATTGATGATGTATTTCGTTTACTCAAAGCCAAGCAATTTACTGATATGCGTAAATGGGTTGCTAAGAATTCAGATCAAGATATGAATGAAATGTTTCGACGTATCTATGATATGTGTTCTGATAAAGTAACACTACAATCACAAGCAGGCTTTATTGTCACTCTTGCTGATTATATGTATAAGTCAGGATTGGTTGCTGACCAAGAAATTAATATGGTTGCATTCTTAACTGAAGTTATGATTGAATGTGAGTACACGTAATGATTGGAAGACTTGAGTGTTTTAATTGTGGTACTAAGACATCCAAAAAGAAATCATTTACGGTTGAAATGAATACTGACGAAGGTAAGACTAAACTTATTCTCTGCGAAGAATGTGGTAAAAGTTTTAATGTTATGGTAAAGGAATACGAGGAGCTTTTTGATGAAAGACCTAACTCCGTTTGATTTTATGAACGCTGCGTCCTTTTCTAAGGAAGATCTCATTCGCAATAGCGATATACCTGAACACACCGAAAAGATGTATACGCCTTATGTAGTGAACCGTGGCTTCACAAATTTTGAGGATACTATCTTACATGCAAACGAAATGAATATGCGTCATCATTTATTTGATGGAGCTCAGTTTGATTATTATCGTTCTGTACTTCGTAAGCGTAAAAGATTCTCAAAATGGCCAAAGGCCGATAAGAACAATGACCTTGACGTAATCCAAGAAGTATATCAATGTAACCGAACTGTTGCCAAACAATATCTTAAAGTATTGAACAAAGAACAGCTTGAAATTATCCATGAGAAAGTTAATGAAGGTGGCTGAGTTATGATTATTATAAATAATCTTATATGGTGTAATACCATTGCCACTAACTATAATAATTAACAGGTGAATATTAATCATGGACACAGATATTTTCAAAGGAGTCGGTGTCGAAGTTGAATTGCCCTCACAGGATTCTTTCCTTAAGGTAAAAGAAACATTGACTCGGATTGGCATTTCAAGCCGAAAAGAAAAAAAGTTATATCAGTCTTGTCATATCCTACACAAACAAGGTAGGTACTCAATACTACACTTTAAAGAATTGTTTATTTTAGATGGGAAGCTTAACACGTTAACAGAAGAAGATATATCACGTCGTAATACGATTGTGAATTTATTGGAAGAATGGGAACTTGTTAAAATATTGGATCCTTCAAAGACAGTAGATCCAGTTGCTTCTCTCAATCAAATAAAGATCATTTCATTTAAAGAAAAGAACGATTGGGAACTGACAGTCAAATATAATATTGGTAAAAAATAAACTATTGACATTTCCACACAAATGTTATATAATATAACAAATAGGAACATATACTATGAAAGTTTACAAAACTCGCGATAACGCACAATTACCCGAATACGCTACATTAGGTTCAGCATGCTTTGACATTAAGGCTTGCTTTACTACAGGTGAGCGCGTTCGGTCATACACTCCATTTAATAAAGAAGTAGAGATACCTGTTGGTAAGAATGGTTTAGCCATCACTCCAGGTACAAGAGTACTTATTCCTACAGGACTTATATTTGACATTCCAGTTAATCATGTAATGGAAATGTATATTCGTTCAAGTGTAGCAACAAAACTCGGCCTTACATTAGTTAACAGTGTTGGTATAATTGATTCTGATTATGTCGACGAAACGCATATTATTGTACACAACTGCTCAGATACCGTCGTACATGTTCACGACGGCGACAGATTAGCACAATGTAGATTAGCAGAAGTTACTCAACAAGAAATAAAAGAAGTTAAAAAGAAACCAGGACAAAAAACCGACCGTAAAGGTGGTATAGGTAGTACTGGTGTATAAATAGATTTGTAAGGTGCCGCAAGGGCTTTACAACTAACCGATGGGTATTACCATCAGATAATAATTAATCTTGCTTAATAGGAGAATAACATGACTGGATTAAATATAAATCAACTTCACCCTTTTGCCGTAGGCTTTGATAGAGTCTTTGACAGATTGGTAGAGTTCCCTCAAGTACATCAATCACAAGGCTTCCCGCCTTATAATATCAGAACCACAAAAGGCGAACAGTTCTTTATTGATCTTGCTTTAGCAGGTCTTGATATTAACGATGTAGAAATCGAAGTAAAAGAAGATGTATTAACCATTCGTTCCACTTGGGATGAAGCAGGTGATTACTTCAATGGCGGTGGTGATTATGTTCACCGCGGTATTTCCTTCAAAAAGTTCACTAGGAGTTTTACTCTTGCTGACGATATTGAAGTAAAAGACGCCAGCTTCACAAACGGTCTTTTAACTGTTTCATTGGAAAGAATTATTCCTGAGGCGAAGAAAGCACGTAAAATTAAGATTAACACGCAGAAAGAATTCTTAAA